TGTTTGTTGTTTTGTTTGGTGGTGTTTGGTGGTGTGGTTGGTGGTTGGGTGGTGTTGGTTTTTGGCGTGTCGTGTTCTGGTTTTTGATATGATTGTTTTGTCAACCAATTAAGAAAGGAATCTGTCATGGCGAATCTTGTTCCGTTTGATGATGGCGTTTTCGACTCCCCGGCCATTCGCCGGTGCATGAAAGGCTATATGCGTCGTCTGGATCTGAAGCGTTTTGATTCCGGTGGCGACTTTCAATTGGCCTGTCAGGCCACGTCGTTGATCTCCAAGGCGGTGCTTGACAAGGGGTATGGTGGTGGCGAGTTTGTGCGGTATGCGGTGCTTGCCGCTGTGGATATCTGCGCTGTGCTGCCTCCCTATCCCACTGTTCGTCAGGTGTGTGATCATATGGATGGTGTCATGCTGCTTGATGGCTCCCTGGATCGCATGGCCTTGATGGGTTGGGTGGCGTGTGTCATTGCGGTGGGCGGCAGTGAGTTCGATGTGCGGTGCATGTTGAATCTCTGTGGTGCCGAGACCCGTGTGGCGTCCCGTATGGCGTTCTGCATGGCGGGTATCGATGAGCGTCGGTTCTCGGCGGAGGATTGGATGTCCATGGAGTGCGACTCGCCGTCTTGCAAGACTGCTGTATTTGGTTTATAATGGTATTGTCCATTAATCTAAGGAAAGGGGTTTGTTATGGTAGCTCCATTGCAGAAGCGCCAGCCCATCGTGCGTTCCGTGTATTACGCCATCGTCCATGCCATTGTCGTGCGGCCGGATGGCAGCATCGACAAGGAGGATGTGCGCGTGGACGGCCGTCGCAACTCGGTCGGCGCGTATTTCGAGGAGGCGCGTCGCATCAACAAGCGTTGCGTCCCCCAGACGATCTCCGTCTTCAAGGAGACCGGCATCATGGAGGTGGAGCAGTTCGTGGAGCTTGCCCGCCGTTATTCGAGGACGGAGGTGCATGAGTTGAACACACAATAACGACACGCCGAACTTGACTTCATCAAAAAAACCAGTAATATAGAAAATGTCTTCAAGAGAAGACGGAAACCAAAGAAACAGAAAGGTGATCATCATGACGAACGAAATCGCACTCGCACAGGAACCGCAGAACACCGGCTCCATCCGGGCGTTCATCGACACCACGACCGAAGAGGGGCAGGTCGCCCTGTACACCGCCATCAACAACGCGGAACCGCTGAACGAACACCTCGGCGAACCCCTCGAGATCAAGAGCGTGGTGTCCCAGAAGGTCGCCATGACCGACGACAACACCGGGGAAGTCCGCGACGCCATCCGCACGATCTTCGTCACCGCGGACAACAGCGCCTACTCGGCGACCTCCGATTCCATCGCCTCGTCAGTGAACACGATGTTCGGCATCTTCGGCACCCCGGACACGTGGAGGAGCCCGAAGACCATCGTGGTCAACGAGCGCCGCTCCCGCAAGGGCAACCGCTACTACGCGATGGAGATCCTCCCCACGAAGTAGCCCGACCGGACGGAACGGGGGTATAATGGGAACCACCTAGGGTTCTTTCCCCTGTTCTTACCTAGGTTCATCCGATAGGGAGGCAGACCACATCTGCCTCCCTATGTTTTTACCAAGGGGGCACCCATGAAACAGCCGTCATCCGGCAGGAAACGCCGTGCGGCACGTCGCCGCAGGGAACTCAAGGCAAGGAAGGCCCAGGTCAGGGCGCGCAGCGCACAGGTGCACCGACAGCTCGTGCACGACCTGGAACACCATGTCGACGTCAGCCACCTCTCCCTCAACAACATCGCCATGCTCACACCATCCCAGCGCGCCGACCTGGAACAGGCCGTCATCCGCGCGTCCGAGCGCCGCGCGGACGCCATGGCGTCCCGGCGCGCCGAACGCAAGGCGGAGCATGACAGGCGCGTGCGCGCCATGCTCACCCCCTCCCCCAGGGTGAACCGGAACACCATGTACATGGCCTCCAGACAACTCACCGACGAGTCGGTGATCCAGTCCATGCCGCCAAGGCAGGCCCGTCTCGCCCGCAACGCCAACAACAGGATCCTCGCCGCCCGGCAGCGTGCCGACGACGCCGCGAACGGGAGGTGGATGAACGTCAACGCCATCGACGCCATGGTGGCGTCGAAGATCCTCGGCATGGGACAGGACGACGCCGTGGCGTTCGGCCCCAGCGCCGAGGAAAGCTCCCTGCGCAGCGCCGCGAAGGGCATCACCGCCGCGAGGCGCCGCATGGAATCCGGATCCATGAGCGAATCCACGTACAACATCTACCTGGCGAGCATGGCCCGCAAGGCCGGCATGTCCGTCTCCGGCGTGGGCGGCGCATCACAGCGGGCGCGGATGAACCAGCTCGCACAGGAGGGGTACGGCGAGGAGCAGGCGCGCAGGATATTCCGATCCGAGAAGGCCCTGCGCAAACGCGGGCGCAAAGGCCCCGGGAGCCTGTCGAAATCGGAGCGGCGCGCCATGAGGGACGCGAAGACAGTGGAACGGATGCGCGCACCCGGCATGTCCCCGGAACAGACCCGGGCGCTGCTCCGGGCGCTCGACCTGCTGGGATACCGGCAGTGGTACGGGAACCTCACCGCCGCACAGCGCGACTACCTGCACCGCAACACCCAGTTCGTCGCCGATGTCATGTCGGCGATAGACTCACCCCCGAAATCCCGCCGCGCCAGCGGGGCGGACGGCATCGCCTCCATGGGGGTGCTCTCCCAGCTCATAGGCGACGCCTCCATCCATGCGGCCGAGAAGATGCTGTCACTCGCCGGACTGGGATGACGGGAACACATCCAAAGGAACAAGGGGTTGACATGACGACGACACAGACCGTGCTCTACCATGACGGGGAGCTCATATGGCTGCAGGGGGGACGCACGCACGTGTCCTCCATAAGCGAACTCATCCGGGCATTGCCCTACGACGACTGCCCGGCCACGGTATGGTGCGGCGGACAGCCCGACCTCCTGGACATCCTCGGCATGATGCTCGCCCGGCATCCGTGGAACCCGGACGCCTCCCGGCTCCGTCTGGGCGAATGCACGGGATGCATATCGGCCGACCACACCATCCTGTCGCTGGCCGTCAGGCCCGACGGGAGGTACCGCATACGGTTCCTCGACATCACCAGATACTGCGAATACGGGGGGAATGCGGTCGAGGCCGCACGCACGCTCCACGACCTGCAGGTCACATCCCCCACCCCCGGCTCCGCCGCCGTCACACAGACCATACCGCGAAAGCACATGGAGCGGTTCGCGCGAACCTATCCGGCCCCCGACGGGTTCGCCGGGCAGCTGGTGTCGCAGGCATGCCGGGGCGGACTGGTATGGCTCGACAGGCCAGGCGTATACCATGACGTCATCGACCTCGACGTGAACAGCATGTACCCGAGCATACTGGCATCCTGCCGGCTCCCCTACGGCACGCCGACCGAGGTGGACTCCCCGGAGGATGTGCGCGACGACCAGTGGGGCGTGTTCGAGGTGGACATCATGGGCGAGGAACGACCGGGCATGCCCCATTGGCTCACCAGACGGGCGGACGGCAGGCGGGGCAGGGAGACGCCGATCGCATGCGACAACGGCTTCGCCCCCATGACGCTCACCAGCGACGACATCGAGGCGGTGCGCCTGTCCTGCGACGCCGAGCTCATCGTGCACGGCGGCGTCGCGTTCGACACATGCACCCCCTTCTTCGCCTCCTCGACGGCGAAACTCGGCTGGCTCAAGGACATGGCCCCCCGCTCGGGCAAAGGGGTGTACAAGACGCTGCTCAACGCGTTCATCGGCAAGTTCGCGCAGGCGCACCACCGGAACGCGAACGTGGCGGTGGTGCCAAGCCTCGACGACCGGGGGCGTGTCATATTCCGCACCGTCCGCCGCGACGGCGCCGGCCATGGCGGTTCCACGGGCGTGCGGTACACCCCCCTGGCGGCGGCGGTATGGGGCAAGGCCAGGCTGCGCCTCCTCAAGGACATCGCGCGGGTGCGCGGCGCCGGGGGCGAGGTGCTCTACTGCAACACGGACGGGTTCATGGTGCGCGGGCTGGACGCCGGACGGCTGCACGACATCCTGCCCATGGGCCGGGGCCAGGGCGAATACAAGGTGGAGGCCGAATTCCGCCGGGTGAACCTGCTGGCGTCGAACCTGTACCTCGGTGAGACCGTGCAGGGCGGGAACCTGTGGTGCCATTCCGGCTACGTCGAGGATGAGGTGCCGACGTGGGACGAGTTTGCGTCGGGCAGGTACGGCCGTGTATACTCGGGATTGTCCTGAGCCCGCGTCGTCGGACTGCAGAGCATGCCGCACACGCCAACGGAAGAGATTCCGGCGCGGCATGGACGCATCGACCGGCTTCGACCTGCTACCGGCACCATCGGGGCTCTCATGGCATCAGTGGCCGCCCGCGCGTGATTGCAACGGCGGCCGTTTCCTTGCCCTTATAATGGAGGGGAACCAATCCACCGTCCCACGAAAGGCATGACATGGAGGAAACCACGGACGACACCGTCCACGAGGATGTCGACGTGCTCGACGCACAGGAGACACCACAGGATCCAACCCCCGAGCAGACGCAACCACAGGTGCAGCCACCGGCGCGGCAGTCCGTGGATCTGGCCGCCATCACCTCGCGACTCGACACCCTCGAGAAGGCCATCGCCGAACTCAAGGCGCATGATACGATATTCAATGAGCCAGTACACGACCCCGAGCCCGAACGCCAGTACACCTCGGTGGACGACGCCGTGGCCGCCCTGTTCGATGAAATGGAGTAAATTATGTCAGGTATCAGACCGCTGAGCGGCACCGGCAACGCCGAGATCGTCAACGCCCTCAAGGGCATGCTGTCACCGCAGTTCCAGATGCGCATCCCGGCATCGACGCAGGGCAACATGCGCGACTTCGCCGACGCCATGGGCGACTTCCCGCTCATGCGCGACGAGTTCTTCAACGCGTTGGTGCAGAAGATCGTCGGCACATGGGTGACGCACACGTCATGGGCCGACCCGCTGCGCGAGATCGGCGAACCCAACAACCTCAAGAGGTACGGCAGCGTGTACGAGCACGCCGTGGTCGGCCTGCTCGAGGCACGTGACCGCAACTTCAACAAGACCTACGGCGCGGGTGACGTGTACGGCGACTACCGTGCGCCCGTCAAGACCATCTACCACCCGCTCACCTTCGACCACTACTACGCGGTGTCGGTGCCCACCGACGCGCTGCTCACCGCATTCGACAGCGAGGAGGGCCTGAGCTCGCTCATCGGCGAACTCATGGACGCGCCCGTCAAGTCCGACGCGAACGACACGTACCTGCTGGCGGCGCAGTGCTTCGCCGAGTACGCGCGCAAGGGCGGCTACTACCGCGTCCACGTCCCGGACGTCGGCGCGGACACGTCCACCGAGGCGGACGCCAAGGTGCTGCTGCGCCGCATCCGCATGATGGCCGACAAGCTCCGCTCCACGCCACTGTCGGGCATGAGCCGGTACAACGCCGCGCACTGGGTCACCCCATGGGACGAATCCAAGGCCGTGCTGTTCGCGACCCCGGAGGTCATCGCCGCCATGGACGTCGAGGCCCTCGCGTCGGTGTTCAACCTCGACCGCGCGGTGGCCCCGTACCGCATCATCCCGATCCCGGCGGACATGATGGGCATCAATGGCGTGCAGGCGATCCTCACCACCACCGACTTCCTCTTCCGCTGGGACGAGCTGCTGGAGACCACGGCCGGGCCGCTCGACCCGATCCGCAACCAGTACAACATCTTCTACAAGCACCGCGGCAGCATCACGCCGAACCCGGTCGCGAACGCCATCCTCTTCTGGACCGGCGAGGGCACGCCGGAGGAGTTCACGCCACCGACCTCGGCCACGGCGGGCACGCCTGCATTCCAGCTGCGCCTCTCGGCGTTCGGCCATGACGAGGCGACCCCGCAGGACGTGACGCGCGGCCAGCGCGTGCAGGTGGTGTCCACCATCACCGCACAGCCGGACGGCGCGGACTTCACGCCCAAGGGCATCCGCTACGGGCTTGAGGGCGCGAAGAGCCAGCACACGCACATCGACAACGACGGCATCATCACCTGCGGGCTCGACGAGGACGCGACCACGCTCATGGTCAGGGCGCAGGCCACGTACATCAACCCCGACACCCCGGAGGTCGACCAGACGGTGTCCGCCGCACTGTCCGTGCCGGTGGTCGGCGCGTATGTCGGCGGATGGAACTCCAACCTCTACCGCGAGCTCACCGTCACGCTGCTGCATGACGGCAAGCCCGCCACGAAGGTCACCGCCGACACCGACTACACCTACAAGGTGGAGGCCGAGGTGTCGGGCGGCACCCCGGTCGACGTCACCGCCAGCGTGGACGTCACCGCCACCAATGGCACCGTGGACATGGCCGCCCACACCTACACCGCACCAAGTGCGGCCGGCGCGGATTCGCTGAAGGCCAGCGGGTACGGGCTCACCGCAACCAGGACGGTCACCGTGGCGGCCGGCTGAACCGCATCGGATGCGATACAATGACAGGGAGGCCCGACGGCCTCCCTGTTCTGTCTTGGAAGGAAAGGCGCGGCCATGGATGCCAGTGAACTGCCCATCAACTCCAGTTACGCGTACTGGGCCCCGAACTCGACGTTCCGTCTGGTCAACGTGCCATGGGACAGCGGGTACCGCAACGTCGTCGAGTTCGCCGACCGTGCCGCGCAGGACGCGTGGTTCGACGGACTGCCCGGCATCACGGCGGCGCGCGCGTCCATGCAACGCTACGGCGCGCCGGTGCGCGTGGACGTGCCATTCAACCGCGCCAGCCTCTACAACTACCTCGTGGTCGAACAGCCGTACGGTTTCGACACGACCAGACGCTACTGCTATTTCATCACCGACTGCACGCAGGTGAACGCGAACGTCACCCAGCTCAACGTGTACCTGGACGTGTGGCAGACGTACCTGTTCGACCGCACGTGGGGGCAGGCGTATGTGGAGCGCGGGCACATCGGAGTCGCGAACGAGAACCAGATGGCATACCATATGCGCGCGAACCTCGACATCCCCGAGGGGTTGGACTGCGGCAGCGAATACCGCATCGTCAAACAGGTCGACCAGCACTACCTCGCAAAGACCACGCACCCCGGCGAAACGCACCCGGACGAAACCCACACCATGCTGGTCATCGTGTCCACGGTCAACCTCTCCCAGGATCCGGGCGACGTCTCGAACCCGCACCTGTTCACCGCAAACGGCTCGTTCGTGGACACGATCAGCAATGGCGCCAACGTGTACGCGCTGTTCGGCAGAAAGGAGATGTTCGAGTTCTGGGGGCAGATGCAATCCAAGTCATGGGCGTCGCAGGGTGTGCTGTCCATGTGGCTGTGCCCGGACATCACCTACCAGGCACCACCCCCGGCAGGCATGGCCGCATGGGGGCTCAAATTCCACCTGTTCGGCGACGAGCGGAACGTCGAGCTCATGGAGATAGGTTCGCTGACCCGCGTGCGTGAGTTCATGCGCGCCGAGCGTTTCATCAGCATGGAGAACCTGTCGCTCCCCGCACGATACCGGCATCTGAGGAAATTCCTCACCTACCCGTACACGGTCATCGAACTGTCCACCACAAACGGGTCGTGCGTCACGCTCAAACCGCAGTATTTCGATTCGGACACCATTGTCGCCCGCAGTTTCGAATGGCTGGGGGCACCCTCCCCGCGCATGTGGATCAGCCCGGACTCCTACAATGGCAATGAGGGGCTGTCGATCACCGTGGGATTCGATGATTTCCCCCGGCTGTTGGGGGTGACGAACGCATCGCAGACATGGCTCGCATCCAATGCCAACAGCATCCGCCAGCAACGGGCGAACGCCGAATGGTCACAGGACAAGACCCTGAAAGGCGTGAACAACGCCTACGCGCAGGCGAGCGAGGGCGCGTCGCTCGCCCAGGCCAACGCGGGGCGCAACCGCACACTCGCCCGCACGCTCAACGCCCTGCAGGTGGACGCGGCGAACGCACAGACCGAGAACAGCAACCTCGCCAACCGACTCAACACGAACACATCGGTGTCCCAACAGACGGCACAGGCGATCGTATCCGGCGCGGGCTCCCTCGCCTCGGCGTCCGGGCCGGTGGCCGCCGGAATGTCCCTGGCCGGACAGGCGGGATCACTGGCCATCGGGGCGAACGCCCAATACGAGCATATGGCAATCCGGAACAACGCCGCCACGTCGGCCACCTCCATCAACAACGCACTGTCCACCGCCTCCATGTCGGCCAGCAGCGAGAACGCCTACACGCAGGCCAGCGACGCCGCGTCCATGCAGCAACGGTTCGCCGACCAGAACAGGGCGCTCGGAGTCGCAGTGGCCCACGGGGACTACGCCAACACCATCGCCGGCATCAACGCCCGCGTGCAGGACGCACAGCTCATCCCCCCGTCCACGGTGGGGACCAGTGGCGGGGAGGCGGCGCTCATCGCACTGGGGGACAACAAGTGCCGCCTGCGCCTGCGTCGCATCAACGACGCCTCCATACGCAACATCGGGGAGGTCTGGCTACGCTACGGCTACTACGTGCAACGCTACATGACCCTCCCCGCCAGGCTCAAATGCATGAGCCATTTCGCGTACTGGAAATGCCAGGACGTGGAGCTGGTGCGCGGCGCCATGCCGGAGGAGTTCAGGCTCACACTCAAGGGCATCCTCGAGAAGGGCGTGACCGTGTGGTCGGATCCGGACATCATCGCCACCTGCGACAGGGGCGACAACGCGCCACTGCCCGGATACCGGTATTAGAATGGACATACACCGTCACCGTGAAGGAGTCCCATGAGCCGTCGAACGAGATCCAACCGCGCGGCCCGCGCCCAGTGCACGCGCAACGTCACCGAACGCGTGCTGGGCGGCGGCATCACCGCACCGCAATACAATTCACTCGAGATGCGCCAATCCATGCGCGTCCAGAAATACCTGAAGCTCATCGAGATGCTGGCCGTCTCCCGGTTCGAATGGCACGGCCTGCCCGACGGCATCGACGAACGCTACCTCGAACTCACCCTGTTCGAGAACGGCCTGGCCCTGTTCCACCCGAACAGGGAATGGAAGCGGTTCGTCGTGTCCGGCGGTGCCATCGGCGGGCTCAACAACTACAACAACCCCACACGGTTCACGCCCGTCGCCCCCCAGTACCATCCCGGCACCATGGACGGCAAGCACTGCGTGCCCATCTGGGACAACCCGCTGCGCGCCACCATGCGCGACATCGTCGCCGACTACGCGATACGGCTCGCCAACTGCGACAAGGCCATCGACGTGAACCTGGACAACGTCGCCATACCGCTCATCATCCGCACCAAGGAGACCCAGAAACTCACCGTGCAGCAGATGATGCAGGCCCGCGAGCAGGGCGCACCCTACGTGTACACGTATGACACGATGGACACGGACGGCATGTTCGCCACCTTCCCGAACCAGACCCCGAACCTGTCCAAAGACCTGTTGGAGGTGAAGAACCAGATCTGGAACGAGATGGTCACATTCCTCGGCATCCAGAACTCCAGCACCGAGAAACGCGAACGCCTCGTCGCCGACGAGGCCGAATACGCGCAGGAACGCACGAACGTGTACCGCCAGTCGTACCTCAAATGCCGCCAGCAGGCATGCGACCAGATCAACCGGCTCTGGTTCGACCGGGTCGGCATGCACCTGTCCGTCACCTGGCGCGACACCGGACAGGGCGCGACACTCGACACCGATGCGACCACCCCCGACGAAGGACGTGAACCATGAGCACCGATTACTCCGACCTCGCACTGTTCGACACCGGCGCCGACACCACCATGGAGCTCGGCACACTCATCGCCATGGGCCTCACCACGGACGACGACCTGCACCTGTCCGCCGCATACTACCCGATCCACAACGAGACGCACCGCGACACCCTCAACCGGCGCATCCTCGAACACTACCGGCTGCGCGAGATCGGCATGGAGACCCCGCAGGCGTTCGTCTTCTACCTGGGGCGCACCATGGCCGAGATCATGCCGTACTACAACCAGCTGTACGCGCTTGAGGACAGAAAATACGACCCGCTCGTCTCCGTGGACATGTGGGGCACGTCCGACAGTGAGAACACCGGCGAATCAAGCGCCAAAAACACATCCGACGGGTCGTCCACCACGCACAGCACATCCGAATCCGACACGGTGACCGACAATTCCGCCATGACCGTGGGCAGCCAGTTCCCCCAGACCCGGCTCGACGATTTCCGCAAGTACGCCACCGAGGCATCGCAGACCGATTCGCACGGCGATTCGCACACCACCGGATCGCAGGATTCCACGTCGCACAACACGAGCGAGGCGCGCACGGACTTCCAGCACTCCAGATCCAACGGCAAGGGCGCCACACACAGCTCGGGACGCTCCCAATCCGGCGCATCCCTCATCATGGAGGCCAGGGCCGCCGTGCTCAACATCGACATGATGGTGGTCAACGAACTGGAACGCCTGTTCATGCAGACATGGGGATCCGGGGACGCCATGACCACGCACCCGATGCCACCGGCCACCTACTATACTGGGGAATACCCCTATATGACCGGCTGGAGGTAACATGACATGCAAACCCATGCCGCACTGGCCCACGGTGCCATGGCGGCCCCCGTTGCACCCGCAGTACAGCACGGTGCAACCATTCGTCTACCGTGACACACTCAACATGCTCACCTGGCTGCAGGCCCTGCAATGCAACCTCGACTCCCTGCGCACCACGTACAACGACACCATCGACAAGATGGAATCGGACGACAACGAGTGGGACGACGCGTTCGCCAAGGCCATGGCCGACGTGGCGCAGGCGCTCTCCGACATGGAGGCGCGGCTGCGCTCGCAACTGCCCGAATCGGCCACCGGCACGGTATGGTCGCCGGTACGCGGACACGAGGACAGTGTGCAGCACGTGTTCGACGACCTGTACGACAACGTGCGCGTCCACGCCATATTCTCCAAGGACTACGACGGGATGGGGCTCGAGGCGCAGGAGTACGACGCGCTCGGCATGACCGCGCGCGGCTACGACCTGTTCGCCACGGACATCATCGACGAGCAGTTGGGCGCGTTCACGGACGGCCGCGAGCATTTCCCGCCACGCAACCCCATCGGCAACGGCATCGGCGACGCCGACCCCGACCACTGGGTGTCACGCGAGGAGGCCGAGGCGACGTACATGCACCGCAACCCACAGGCCATCGAATTCGAAAGGAGCACGCCATGAGCGCATCAGGCAGGACGCCACACCTCCATCTGAGCCAATACAACGACACCGACCATCCATCATACGTGAGCGACTACACGGAGGACATGGGCAGGATCGACACCGGATTCAACCTGGCGCAGACCAACGCGCTCACCGCACTCAACCGGGTGGCGGCACTGGAGCAGGGCATCGGCACGGCAGGCGCCGTGGGACAGACCGCGATGCTCTCCTGCAAGAGCGTCGACACCGGCATCGTCGACGGGGATGTGTTCGCCCTCGGCTTCGAGCCCCCCCTGGCCACGTTGACACGCAACGCCGAACCGGCCGCCGTCCCGTGGACATGGGTGAGATCCGACGGTTCCCCCACAGGCAATGCGGCGGGACTGGCGATCGCCGACCGCGGGATGTACCGTGTCACGGTGGAGGCGAACGCCACGTACAATTCATCACCGGACATATCATTCGCGGAGATACAACTGACCACAGGCCTGGGAATCCGCCGCGTCCCGCTCGTCCACAACGGCGACCGCACGTACGGACGGGCATACAACGCGACCTGCTCGTTCGTCGTGCCATACGACGGAGGGGGCGGCAACCTGGGCATCGTGTTCGGAACGTCCTTCAGCGGTTCGGCCGCCCCCCACGACGCACAGATCCAGTGCGATCTGACCTTCGATATCGAACAGCTTTCCACGGAATACTCGGGGCAGTTCTCCCCGGGACCACCGAGTGAGCGATGAGCCAGCCAAAGGAGAAGACATGTCAAGCACCATCAAGACCACCAACTACAACCTGTCCCAGTTCGCCGACGCCGACAAGCCCACATGGCGCGGCGACTACAACGGCGACATGCTCAGGATCGACCGTGGCATGCAATGCAACGCGAACGCGGCCGCCGACGCGCACACGGCCGCGACGAACGCGCAGAACGCCGCCAACACGAACGCCACGGCGATCGCACAGGTGAAGGCCACGGCCGACGGCGCGAAGGCGAAGGCCGAGGCCAACGAAAGCCGGATCACCGCGACCGCCGATGAATTCCACCGACACAAGACCACCACCGACAGCCACCTGTCCACACTGGACACCCAGGTGGCAGGCAAGGCCGACAGCGACAGCGTGTACACGAAATCATATTCGGACGAGCATTTCGCCAACCACCTCACCGGACAGGCGGCCGCATGGAAGACCGGCACCGAACGTGACTTCACCATGACCGCCCCCACCGACTACAAGGAGGTGGTGTTCGACGCCCCCACGGGGCTCGACCCGGCATGGGCGACCCTGTCCGGGGACAACAAGGCCGACGTCGCCCTCACCCCCGGCGTCTACCAGGTCAACTTCGAGCTCAGGCTCATCAACATCGCGGCGGGCGGGGAGGCATACAAGACGGCGATCCGATGCGAGATCTCCGACATGGCAGGCCCGGAGCCGACCGTCCTCGGACAGGTCGACACGTATTTCGTCAAGGACTCCAACAACGACGCCGTACTGTCCGGCGCCGTCCAGGGTGCCGCGCTCTCCATCGTCGAATCGGTGGAGAGGCTGCAGCACATCCGCCTGCGCCTGCACGCCCCGCATATGTCGGCGGATCACCCGATCACCGGACGTGTCAACCATGCGGCCATCTCGTTCATCAAACTCGCCGACGCCACCACGACACGAACCTTCGCGGGTGGCGCCCGTGCCGCCGGGGAGAACTGGTCGTCCGGCAACTGACCGACGCCACAGACACCCGACGGAGCCCATGCCCGCTATAATGGGGGGCATGGGCTTCACCGTGAATCAGACCATGTACGCCATGTACGTCATCGGACAGGTCGAATCGAACCACACATGGACGGCTGTCAACTACCATGACCCCATCACGCTCGGCATGATGCAATGGTACGGGACACGCGCCCACGGGCTGCTCAACCGCGGGCGCACCGAGGATCCGGACGGGTGGGCCGCGTTCAAGGCGGCGGCCCCGTCGTTGGCGGCGCATGTGGAGGCGAACGACCTCGACTGGCCGCACTACTACATCACCGCCGCCGAGGGCAACGCGTTCATCGCATGGGCCGGCCGGGACGAGCAGCATGCGGTGCAGCAGAACCAGTTCACCGAGGACTGCGCCGGGTACGAGCAGGTGTGCGACCAGTACGGGTTCCCCGCGGACAATGTCGCGGAGCGCATCTACTTCATGGTCATGTGGCACCAGGGGCCCAAATACGCGTTGCAGGTCATCGGCGGATGCTCCGCCACCGCAGGCCTGCAGCTCCTGCACACCACCTGCCTCAACAACGGCGTGCTGGGACAATACGCCAACCGGTACACCACCGCCTACGACATGCTCAGGGACTGGGACGAGCGGTCGGCGCCACCGGACTTCGGACAGGTGTCCGACACACAGGTGGTCAGACCGGGCGAGGGCGGCAACAAGCCCCCCGCCCAACAGGCCACACCCGCCGCCAAGTCGTGGATACAGGCGCAGGGCGACTGCCTCTACCTCCACGAGGGCGGCAAGGTGCGCCAGTACCGCAAGACCGTCTCGCAGACATGGCTGTACGCCGGCGAGGCGGGCAAACCCATCGAGGGAGGGCAGAAACCGGCCAAGCCGGTCGACCCCACACCCGAGCCCGGCGACTCCAAGGGCGACAAGGTGCTCAAGCTCTACGAATCATGGGAGGGGCGGTTCGCGTATTCGCAGGCGGGGGGACGCCTCGACCCGCTCAACACCGGCTACGGGGATTGCTCGAGCACCATCTGGCGCGCCTACCAGGACTCATTGGGTGTCGACGTCGGCACATGGACAGGGGCCATGGTCGGCAAGGGCACGCAGGTGTACCATTCCGACCGCGACGGAGTGGCGGAGGCGATCGCCGGAAGCCATGCCGGCGACCTGCTGCTGCTCGCGTGGAGCTGGCGCAACCCCTCCTACGACCATGTGGAGATGATGACCGGCGGGCCGCGGTGCATCGGCCACGGCGGCCCCGGCATGGGGCCGGTCTACAAGGACGCCGCCACCCAGATGCAGGGGGCGGCCATGTGGGAGATACGCCGGTACGTGTAATACAATGGACATATGACCGAAACCAGCGTGCTCACCACCGACGACTATTACTCGCCGCACCGCATCCTCTCACGGAACGCGATGTGGAACATGGTCGTCGGCGCGCGCGGCCTCGGCAAGACCTTCGCATTCAAACGCCGGGGGGTCAGGAACTACCTGAAGACCGGCGAGCAGTTCTTCTACCTGCGACGCTACGACACCGAACAGCACGGCAAGGAATCCTTCTTCGACGACCTGCGGGAGTTCTTCCCCGATCATGAGTTCCGTGTCAACGGCAACAGGGGCGAGATCGCCCGACGCGACAGTGGCGGGGATTCGCTGGAGTGGGGCACCTGCTGCTGGTTCGGCGCGCTCTCGCAGGCGGGCAACATCAAATCCATCCCCTACCCGCTGGTCACGTTGCTGGTGTTCGATGAGGCCATCCCCAACAACCTCAGGTTCCTGCCCGACGAGGCCAAGCAGTTCTCGGAACTGTATTCCACCATCGACCGGTGGAAGGACAAGACGCGCGTCGTCATGCTCGCCAACGCGGTGACATTGGCGAACCCGTATTTCGCACGCTACCGCATCGACGTCGCCGGCCAGCTCGCCCGCATGGAGCAGTTCAGAACCTACTGCGACGGGTTCTTCTGCGTCGAGCTCGCCGACTACGGGGGGTTCAGCACCAAGGTCGCCGCCACACGCTTCGGCCGGTTCATCACCGCATACGACGAGGACTACGCGCAATACGCCATCGGCAACACATTCCAGGACGGCAGCGAAGCGCTCGTGGCGCCCATCCCCCCAACGGCCGTGGGGTCGATCCGCATCCACACGCCCTCCATGGGCGAGTTCGGGCTCTACGTGGACGACACCGACGGCATGGTCTCGCATTGGATCACACGACGCCTCCCCTCCCCCGCCGAGCGTGTCACCTTCGACCCGCACGCCGTGGACGAGCACACGCAGCTGGTCAGCCGATCCACGCCGTTCATCCGCCGGCTTCGCGCCACCTATGACGCCGGGGCACTCCGCTTCGACACCGTGGCCGTCAAATCATCGTTCCAACAATTGATAGGAGGACTGATATAGCATGCACACACTGTCACACACCGCCATGGGGTTCATCGGGTTCTCGTTCACATGCATGGTCGTGGACTGGCTCACCGGCATCGTCGCCGCCATCCACGCCCAGACCGTCACCTCGCACACGATGAAGAAAGGGCTGCTGCACAAGAGCGTGTACCTGCTGATCCTCGTGCTCGCCGCCGTCGCCGACATACTCGGCATCAGCGGCAGCATCGGCCTCCCCCTCGACCTCTCCATCGCCTGCGCCACGGCGATCATCGCGATCGAGTGCTCCAGCATCCTCGAGAACGCATGCGCGGTGGAACCACGATTGGCGGACTCACCCATCGGCGCCATCTTCTCCAAGGTGGAGCCCAAACACGGAGAAAGGAAATGACACGACATGGGCGACCGGATCACATGGATAGGCACACCGAACCACACGGCGGGGCGCGGCGGCAACCACGTCGACCACATCACCCTGCACATCATGGCGGGGTACCTCGCCGGCACGGACGCCACGTTCCAGGACGCGTCGCGCGGCACGTCAGCCACCTATGGCATCGGGGCCGACGGCACGATCCACCAGTACGTGCGCGAATCGGACACGCCATGGAGCGACTCGGACTGGCTGTCCAACCAGACCGGCATCAGCATCGAACATGAGGGCGGACTGCCGCAGGCCAGATGCACCCGCGCGTGCATGGACGCCTCGGCGAGGCTCTGCGCCGACATCGCCAGACGCCACGGGTGGAAACGGCTCTGGCATGACGGGGTGAGGGGCAACGTGTACCTGCATCGGGAGATACCCGGTTCCACGCACACCACATGCCCCGACCTCGCACCCAACGGGCTTGACGTCAATTACGTCATCAACAAGGCAAACCAACTACTGGGACAATCATCAGGAGGCACCAACATGGCAGTGGATCCAAAGGGAGTCTGGGAATACCGTTACGGCCCGGACAAGGACAAGCGCAACATGTACAACCGCGTCGTCGGCATCCTCGCCGACCTGCAGACACTGCTCAAACGCACCGCGAACATCCCCGCGGGCATCTGGCAGTACCACTACAAGGGCGACAAACGCAACCTCAACATGTACGACAAAGTCACGAGGGCGCTCGACCTGCTGGAGAGCATCGACCGGAAGCTGAAATGACACGCCAACTTGACACATAAGTGTCATGTGATACCATTAAATTGGAGAAGTAGAGACCCTTATAGTAATATATGGGCCCAACAAGTCGCCGACACCATGACACCCATGGTGCCGGCGACTTGCCATATAAGGGCGGACAAGCCTCACAGAGTGGAGGCAACGCCGACAGCGACAACAGCGACGACAGCGACCGCAACCCAGACGACACACCACATGACCGTGCGATGGGCGTCCGGCTCCCCACCACGCTGCGACCTCAATTCAGACGACACCACGGCGGTGACGAGATGGACGAAAACCACGAGGTCAACAGGAACAGCGATAAGAGAGACAAAAGCGATGACGACCATGGACAGAGCGGACATGACAATCAATCCTCCCCAGGCTCACAGCAACGTTCGAGACACACAAACGAGTGGCACGAATCCAGAACAACACGACCCACACGCTCGACAAGAGACCCATGGAGACCATGACGCCCAAGCCAAGCATTGAACTCCGCCCCGACACCGCAGAGCACGAAATTCCAGGAATACGCGTCCCGGGCACACCCGACACAGCCAGCAACGGGATCGAAGACAATCTCATGGGTAAGGTCGGCCCAGACACGGGCAACCAGCTCCCGGTCACAAGGCCGGGCGGTGTCGACATAACGCCGAACGGCTTCGGTGGCGACAGAGGCAATGGCACGAGATGTGTACTGCATTGTAATCAAGCCTCCTTGTGTGACATGGAGAAAATGGCGTACGTGTTTGCGCTGAGAGCCAGACGAGCGGGAATGGCGTACCGTCCGGAATCCCGGGAAACCCATTCATCGCGAGATGCCCTGCCGGAGAACCGGCGGACATACATGCCATCGCTGTAGCGATCGGTGGCATAGAAATGACGTGGGATCTTGGTATGAGTTTCGGTGCTCATTGTAATATCCTTTCTTAATTGGTTGACAAAACAATCATATCAAAAACCAGAACACGACACGCCAAAAACCAACACCACCCAACCACCAACCACACCACCAAACACCACCAAACAAAACAACAAACA